AATCCAGAAAAGATTCTGGTAAATTGCAGTAAAAATCTGCGTATTTGGGCGTCGTAAAAGAATTGTTGCATGTGTAGACCAGGTTAGGTGCCAGGTGGTAAAAATCCACCTTGGTCGCCGTTGTCAGCACGTGGTCTGAGTATTTCACTCAGACTTTGACGACTTGGAATGTTGCCCAGGTCTTTGGTGTTGACAGTAGCAGTGTTATTTACGAAGCCGCTGCGCAGTGTTTTATTTGTTGGCCCATTGTTGAGGTCAGTGCGGACCTTGTCATCGACCTTGACCCAACGTAGGCCATCATAACGGAACAAGCGATTGGGTTTGTAGTCCAGTCGCAACACATAAGCACCGGCCACTGGATTAGGCGGGAAGTTCACTGCTGGAGTCACTGGTATACCATTGGGGGCTGTACCGCCGCCTGTGAGATAGCCCTCAGCATATCCCGCACTGGTGGGTGTGGTACTCATGCCACCTTGTGTGCCATCCACAGTGACAGTTTCATCAGCAGTCAAACTGGTAGGATTGGCAGGATCACCTGTGGGTGTGGTAGGCTCAATGTAGAACGTCTGATTGTCATAGCCTGACAACGGCACTTCTGCATCTGCTTGTGCCAGGATGGCATCGTTGATTTCGTAGTCTTTGACTCGTGTGCCTTGCACATCGCTGATGGTGTTGGGTGTGTATGATGACCAGAAGTTGGTATTGTTGATATCTGTGTCAGCAGGCACATTGACCTGTGCTTGATAATAGTTGTCGCCTTGATTAACAATGGTACCTAAAGGATAAAAATTGCCAGGATCCCAGATGTTTTCTGCCACAAACGGCTTGTCTGTGATGTTGCTGAATTCTTGTTGATCCTTCAGTGGTGTGCATTTCACACGCCACAAATGAGGCAACCAAGTGACTGAGAACCCTTCAGACGCAAAGTCAGCATCTTGAATTTGATAGTATCTGGGCAAGGCACGGGGTATGCTGGCATTCAGCGGATGATAGTCTCGCAAGTTGGGAATCTCTATCACATCACCGTTCATGAGCTTGCGACCAAATGTGTCAATCATGTCGTTGTAGTGAAACGTCATGAATATGGTATCGTTGTTTAGGAACAAGCCAAACTGTGTCAAATCAAAGTCCACGTCCTGTGTGTTGTACACCCCGCGCATGACATACACATCAGGGTCATAAATTCTATCACGGTTTTCCAGCAACAACAAGTCTTGAATGTTCAGCACATCCACTGCTTCATATGTGGGCTGTGTGGCATCAAAATTGCCACTCAAGGCTGAGTCGTTGCCACCTGCTTGTGGCCCCATGTATTTGTGAACATAGATGTCCAGGCCGCCCACGGTGTACATTTCACTGATAGTGCGGTCCAGGAATTGATAGTCTCTGGTGCGATTGGGGCGGTATAGGGATAAGCGTGGCATGGTATATTTATAGTACTTTGGGTTTACCTTTCGGCGGGTTGACCAATAATTCCCAAAATGCTATAATATGGACTTAACAACAAAGGAGCCAGCGATGAGCGATTTAGTTACCGATTTGCACAGCGAGATGATCAACAGTGTAGCACCAAACTACAGTATCAATTATGAAGCAGAGGCTCTTGCCAGTTTTGAAGCCACTGGCGATGACTTGATGGAAGCATTAGAGACTCGTGCCACGGACTTTATTGCAGAGACAACCGGGGCAGATGTGCGCGAGGACCTGGGTGGGCTCACAGTGTTTTTCCGTGGTAATACTTTGGTTGCATTTTACGATTACGAGCAATTTAAAGGGCATGTGTTCTAAACCCCTGAGCCCGAAAGGGCGTTGGGTTGACCAACAATTGCCATTCTGCTATAATTACATATAATCTACAGGAGCCCCGATGAACGCAACACGAGCCGCTGTCAAGCCATTAAACCCCCGCAGTCCTGATACCAAATACACAGGGCTAGAACCCACATGGCGTGTGCAACCCACGGACGACCGCACCAGCCAACTGAGTTCTGCGTTCTCATGGTACAATTATTTTTACGGCAAAAAAGATGCACGTGAAATGTTGGTGGCTTACTTAGAGCACAACGGACGCAAAGCAGATGTTCGTGCATTGAAAGGCGTGCCAGACTCAGCAGTTCGCTTGACCACTGCATGGCTGTGTCGCATGAGCATGGTGGGACTGGATCTGACAGACACAGAACAAGTAAGACTGGAAGGCTATATCCAGGAAATATTAACTGCACGTGAACCCGAAGTGGTAGTGGTAGAAGATGTACCTGTGGCAGCCAAGCCCAACATTCAAGACCGGTTGCGTGAAAAGGTGTCAGAATGTGCCGGCGAACTGGACGGCATGTTTGATGAGTTTGTGGTCAACGGTGCCAAGATGAGTGCAGACTACAAACCTATCACCGTGATCCGTGGGCTAAATGTAGCACCGCAAATGATTTCGGACATTGCCAACTTGTGGAAGCACAAACTTGCAGAGTTTGAAACTGTGATCGAAGGCAAAGATGCACAACTTGCGGAAGGCTACAGCAATTTCTCAAAGATTCAAATGCGAAATGTTGTAAAATTTTGTGAAGCAGTGATCAATGACTGCGGTGCTTATGTACAGATCAAGAAAGTGGAACGCAAGCCACGCAAAGTCAAGTCAGTGCCACCTGAGAAACGTGCCGCAAAGTTCAAAGTCATGTTGGAATTTGCCGAGCTCAAGCTCAAAGGTTTACCAGCCGCAAGTCTTGTGGACAAAGCAGAAGCATGGTTGTACGACACCAAAAAGCGCAAGTTGATCCACCTTGTGGCCGACAGCCATACACAGGCATTTACTGTGAAATCAAACTCAATCATTGGGTTTAGCACAGTGGAGACCATGCAAAAAACTGTGCGCAAGCCAGCAGATGTGGTCAAGGCTGTGCAAGCCGCAGGCAAGCCAGCCGCACGTAAGATCTACAAAGACCTTACCACAACTGAAACCCCGTTCAACGGACGCGGTACTGAGAACCTGGTAGTGCTCAAAGCCTGGTAAATACAGGGACTTGGAGTCCCACATGCCAGAACAGCAACAACAATCACTGCCCACACTCAAGCAAAACTTAATCGAGTATGTCAAGCTTCAGTTAGGCGGTGATATCATTGACCTAGAACTAGACCCCGCACACTACGAAGCGGCTTATCAAAAAACCATTGGCACTTATCGTCAACGTGCCAACAATGCATATGAAGAGAGCTACAGCTTCATGCAGTTGGTGCAAGATGTCAACATCTATGATCTACCGCAAGAAGTAATCAGTGTGCGTCAAATATTTCGCAGAACATTTGGCGACAGTTCGGGACCGTTTGCGTCAAACTTTGACCCGTTTGCACAGGCGTCAATCAACGTGTACTTGATGAACTTCAACGTAGCCGGAGGCTTGGCCACTTACGACTTCTACAGCCAGTATATTGAACTGGCAGGACGCATGTTCGGTGCTTATATGAATTACACTTGGAATCCTGTGACCAAAAAACTACAACTGATCCGCGATCCCAAAGGCTCAGGCGAAACCGTGTTGCTGTGGACCTACAACTTGAAACCTGAATTTAACCTGTTGAGTGATCACCAAATACAGCAGTGGATCAAGGACTACATGGTGGCCAACTGCAAAATGATCATTGGCGAAGCACGTGAGAAATTTGGACAAATTGCTGGACCACAAGGCGGTGGCACATTGAACGGTGCAGCCATGAAGTCCGAAGCCAAAGTAGAAATGGACAGCCTACTTGAACAACTCAAAATGTATGTGGACGGTTCACAGCCACTTACGTTTGTTATTGGCTAAACTGCACACACTTTTATCTAAAATTGTGCTATAATCCTTGTACACAAGTACCAGGAGAATCAAAATCGACTTGATGATCGACATTGAAGGTTTGGCAACAGGCCCTGAGACCACAATTTTAACCATTGCGGCTCAGGCGTTTGATCCCTTTGGCTCAGGCTACTACCAGCAACAATACTATGCCAGGGTTGACTTTGAAAGCCAAGAGAACCGCACCATTGAACAAGGCACTATCAACTGGTGGGCCACACAACCTGCAGCCGCACGGGACGAAGCGTTCAATGAAGCGGGTCGTATCCCACTAGACCAGGCCTTGGATGAACTGCACCGGTTGTGCTGGAAGTGCAATCGCATCTGGATGAACGGTCCCACATACGACGCCAACATCCTGGAGCATGCCTACAAGAGTTATGGCAAGCCCTTGCCCTGGCAATATTATAAGATCCGTGATGCAAGAACGGTATATAGTTTGTACCCAGGGTTGCCCCGGCCGCCTACCAGTCATCATGCGCTGGAAGACTGCCGCAGACAGATTGACATGTTGCAAGCAACCTTGGCTCATTTAAACATCAAGGAACTGGCATGATCATTGGAATTTGTGGATTTATTGGCTCAGGCAAAGATACCATCGCAGACTATCTTGTGAATCTACATCACTTCCGTAGAGAAAGTTTTGCCAACACACTCAAAGATGCAGTGGCACAGGTGTTTGGCTGGGACAGAACCATGCTGGAAGGCCGCACAAAACAGGCCCGTGAGTGGCGCGAACAAGTGGATCCTTGGTGGGCCGAACGCTTGGGCATACCACACTTGACTCCACGTTACATCCTACAACAATGGGGTACAGAAGTATGCCGCAAAGGCTTTCACGATGATATCTGGATTGCTAGCCTGGAAAACAAGCTGCGCAACAGCAGGGACGATGTGGTCATAAGCGATTGTAGATTTCCCAATGAGATTAAGGCCATTAAACAATCAGGCGGCATTGTGGTACGTGTGGTGCGTGGTCCTGAACCCGAGTGGTTCGATGCGGCTGTGAGTCGTAACCGTGGACCTGACGGCAATTCAACTTGGTCACTGAGCGGTCGCAAATTAGAACAATTGGGTGTGCATGCGTCAGAAACTGCCTGGGTGGGCACCAAGTTTGATGTAGTATTAGACAACAACGGTACTCTAGACGACTTGTATCAGCAAGTCAAAAAACTTGTGTCTAGTTAAGCATCTGGTTCAAGATCTCCAGCCCGCCAAGTAACTTCAGTTCGTGAAATTTCTTCCATACAATTTCGACAAACTGTGCGTAGATTTCTCAATGCGGCATTATTGAGATCGCCATCAACATGATACACTAGTAACTGACTGGCAAATCTTGCCTTGAACCCGCATCTATCACATGCGGGTTTTTTCTTGTACCCTGCTGATTTCCAGCGTGGCACCGGCGGTTTGAGTTTTTTGTTTTTGCATATACACACACCGCATCGAGAATGATAGTAAACTCGGTCGTACTTGTGATAAGCAATGGCTCTGGGCCGAACATCACACACTTTGCACATGGGTCTCATACAGCTATTTAGCCACCGGCCCTATATATAGGCCACCGTAAAACCCCTTTTTTTTGGTATGCCAATAAATATCAATAACTTGAAAAGGAACCAACCATGGCACTATTATCACCAGGTGTAGAAGTAACAGTAATTGACGAAAGTCAATATATCCCTTCCGCTGTTAACACAGTACCCTATTTTTTGATCGCTACAGCACAGAACAAGGCTGATGCAGCTGGCATTGGCGTTGCAGCTGGCACAACCGCTGCTAATGCAAACAAAACTTATCTCATCACCAGTCAACGTGATTTGGCAGCCACATTTGGCGTGCCATTTTTCTACAACACCACCACCGGCACACCCATCAATGGCTACGAGCTCAACGAATACGGGTTGTTGGCAGCGTACTCTGCACTGGGCGTTACAAATCGTGCATATGTGCAACGTGTAGATATTGATCTCACAGAATTGACTGCAAGTTTGAGTCGTCCCACTGGCGATGCCGACAACGGCACTTATTGGCTGGACACCAGTACCAGCACCTGGGGTATTTTTGAATGGGATCAGACCTCTGACACATTTACCAATCAAGTGCCTATTGTGATCACAGACACTGCAGATGTAGTCAACTACGCTGGCGGCGATTATACACCATTGGACACTATTGGCAGTATTGGTGACTATGCTGTGAGCGCCGTGAGCCTAGCCAACCAACACTACTACAAAAATACTGACAATGTGTGGGTATTGCTGGGTTCAGACGCCTGGAAAAATTCTTGGTTCACTGTACAAGGCACCAATTCTGTGGTGGGAACTGGTCTCACAGCTGGCTCAAACTTTTTTATCAATGATACTTTGGTCACAGTGCCCAGTGGGCCCAACAACACTGTTGCAGGCTTTGCAGCCGCTATCACAGCAGCTACCATTCCTGGTGTGACAGCAACATCTGAAAGCAACAAACTTACCATCTACGCAGATAGTGCAGCCACCAACGATGGCAGCAGCAGCACCGGCGGCATTGTCAGCATTGAACTGGGCAATGTCAGCAGTGCAGCTCTTTTGAGTGCCTTGGGTATCATATCTAATACATATCGTGCTCCTGATTACTTGCCGGCCTACAGCTATCAGGCACCACGTTGGAGAACCACAGACGTCAATCCATCACCTACTGGCAGCATCTGGCAAAACATCAGTGCAGTGGGCAACGGCATGAGTTTGAACCTGAAAAAGTACGATGCTGCACTGGACGTTTTTGTATCACAGACCAGCAACGTGTACAGCTTTGACGGCTCGGCCAATCTGGCATTGGACCCCACAGGCGGCGGCAAAAACATTCCGATAGGCACCACTTATGTGCAGTACAATGTGGAACAATACCTAACCACTCCTGTACAAAACGCTGCCTTTACTATATGGGAACGTGTGGCTCTGGGAGCTACTATTGTGACAGGCATAACTACACCTGGCATCAACAGCGATGCATTGTTCATAGCAGCTAATTCATTCAATGTATATCCCACCAGTGCAGGCTCAGCCTCAACACCCACTTATACTGTAACACTCACCGGTACCAGTGTAGCCAATTTCATTGCCAGTGTGAGTGCAGCAAACATTCCATATGTAAGCGCCAGCGTTAATAGTGCCGGCAACATTGTGTTTACTCATAGTCAAGGCGGAACCATCTATCTGCAAAATATTACAGGCACACCCGTTACCACAGCAGGATTTAGCACTGCCACTCCCAAAGTTCACACTGACCAGACCAGTACATCAGTGCTGGCATTGAGCAACTGGGTTGGCACTGATTTGTTCACTTATGTGGCGTCAGACTCTGCACCCGACCAAGATCCGGCCACTGGTCGTTTGTGGTATTACAGCAGTGTCAGTGATGTAGACATCATGATTCAAGACAACGGTGCCTGGAGAGGTTATCAAAATGTCACTAACGACACCCGCGGTTTTGATCTCCAACAAACCAACGAATCAGGACCAATTGTGAGTGCAACTGAGCCTGTCACACAAAATGACGCAGCTGAATCGCCATTGGTATACGGTGATATTTGGCTGGATACCAGCGACTTGGAAAACTATCCTGTGCTGTATCGTTGGCAACAAGTGAGTGGTCAGGATCAATGGGTATTGATCAACAACACTGATCAGGTCACATCAGACGGCATATTGTTTGCTGATGCTCGCTGGGCCGGCAATGGTACCACAGATCCTGTGAGTGATCCATTTCCTACCATTGAAAGTCTGTTGACCAGCAACTACCTTGACTTGGATGCGCCTGATCCTGCACTGTATCCCCAGGGTATGTTGATGTGGAACATGCGCCGTTCAGGATACAATGTCAAGAGTTTCCAAAGCAACTACTTCAATGCCACCACATTCCCCGACGATGTGCTGCCCACAGTCAAAAGCACCTGGCTCACAGCATCAGGTCTGCGTGATGACGGTGCCATGTATGCAGGTCGATTGGCACAGCGCAAGTTGATTGTGGCTGCCATGAAAGCTGGCATTGACACCAGCCTGGCTGCTAGAGAAGAACAAAATCAGTTCAACTTGATTGCTGCTCCTGCTTATCCTGAACTGCTGGTCAACTTGGTGGCACTCAGCAACGAACGTGCCAACACATTGTTTGTGGTGGGCGACACCCCCATGCGTTTGCCCAACACTGGCAACGCCTTGGTGGAACATGCTACCAACAACGGTGGACTTGGAGTGTCAACAGACGACGGCTTGATCATTAGCTCACCTTACTCAGCTGTGTTCTATCCCTCATGTCAGACCACTGACTTGTCAGGCAACATTGTGGTTGCACCACCCACACACATGATGGTGCGTACAATCCTGCGCAGTGATGCTGTGAGCTATCCATGGTTGGCACCTGCTGGCACACGCCGCGGTGTGGTCGACAATGCAACTGCAATTGGCTACATTGATGCACAAACCGGCGAGTTCCAACAACTTGCAGTGGGACAAAGTGTAAGAGACATATTGTATGAAAACAATATCAACCCCATTACCTTTATTCCAGGTATTGGCATCACAAACTTTGGTAATAAGACACGTCAAGGCCTGACCACAGCCCTGGATCGTATCAACGTTGCTAGACTGGTGGCATTCTTGCGTGGTCGACTAGAAGAAATTGGCAAACTGTACCTGTTTGAACCCAATGA